TTTGCTGCGTCCTACAGCAACACCATTGCTCCCATGAAGATGACTAATCCAGACGCTAATCTATATCCATTGACTGTCTGGCGAAACGCCTACATGGAAAGCCTGAAGTCAACGCTGAATCCAAAGCAGGCTTTGGCTGATGCTGAGAAGGCCGTAACTGAACAGACCATCCCCTTGCGTGGATCTGTCGTTCCTGCTAATATGGTGGCTCGACAGGCTGGAGCGCGGCCCACTCCTCTGGATGAAACCTATCTGACCTATTGGCTGGATGCAAAGTTCCCCGGAAAGGACGCGACGCTTGTCGTTGTCTCGTTGAATCCGGATGGATCTCCGCTTCTTGCGGTTCGTGATTCAAAGGGAAACTCTGTTGACGGCGCTAAGGGCTTGTACACGCCTGATGACTTTGCTCTGAAGCCGGAAATGCTTCGGTCTTTCAATGCTGTTGAACAGCGTCGCAAGATTGAGATTCAGAAGCGAGAGAATCATGGACCGTTCCCCGACCATCCGTTCCCGCTTGGTTAATACATAACGAAAGGCTTCTATGTCGATGTACTACAGCGGGCCGCTTGTTTCGCGGACTCCGGCAGAATTGGACCAACTCAATAAGCAGTTGGCCACGCCCATTCCTCCTACGCTTGCTGACACGGGTGATGATCTCTATGCCATGGGAGCAGACCCTGTTGGCCGTGTGATCCTTGGCATGACCTCTACGCTTGTCGGTAGCGGTGCATGGGCTGGAAACAGCGCATTGACTTCGATGTTCTCTGCCAATGCTGAATACGAGGATCCGCTTAATTACAAACTCAAGAGCGAATACGATCCAATGAAGGATCCAGTTTCTTGGGGCAGCGATAACAATGCAGACGGCATCACCGAGATGCTGAAGCAGGTCCCATCTCAGTACTGGGGAGATCTCCTTGCAGCACCGTCATTTGGCAAGTTCAGGGAACGGCAACTTCGTATTCGAGCCGCTCTTCCTGAAGGTCAGGCCATGGGAAGCGGTCTTGGCCTTGCGCTCGGTATTGGCGGAGATCTGGCTGGATTGACCGCCCTTGGTGTTGCGGCTGAACCCTTGGCTTTGATGGGGTTGGGCGCACGAACGACCATGGCAGCCGATGTTGCCAAGGTTACGCTTGGTGTTGATCGCATGGCTTACCTTAGTCAAGAGGCTGCTGCTGCGGCTTCGACTATTGGACGGTCTAATCTTTTCCTCCGATATGCCGCTCTCGGCGCTGCTGAGCAGACTGTATATGAGGCTGGAAAGTACTCATGGGATCCCACTTATGACCCAACAATGGGAGAGTTGGTCCGCTCGTATGCGATTGCTGGGGGCTTTAGTGGCGTTATTGGCGGCGCTCTCCTAGGCCGTTCGACCATCCGGCATGGCATTGAAGACGCGGTCAATGAATTGAAGGTGACTCGTCCTTTCAAGTTGATCAATGGATATCAGATCGACTGGACGAATCCCTATATGTACAACGCTCCAGCAGCAGCAGATCAGATGCTGTTTGCTTTGGGAACGGGCAGTACCCATGAGGAAGCCACGCGCATTGCTCAGTCGCTCTGGAAGGATTGGAATGCTGCCCCGGGTGGCGCACTTGATCTAGCCATCCCCGGTACGCGCACGGTTTCTCTTCCACAGTATCAACCACCAATGGCTGAAGTCTCGGCTGCAATGGCTGGGATGGGTGGTGAAGTCCGTACTGCAACTGGTCAAATCATTCCAAAAGGCAAGGTTGGGCCAATCATGGCGGCTCGTTCGGCAATCAAGGCAGCGGCACAGGAGTTGTCGTTGGCTGGTTTGCAGTTGAATGAGCAGGTCTTTACCAAGATTGCAGAAGCCCTGATTAAGACCGACGCATCCAAGTTGCGGGCAGGGGCTTTCAATAAGGCTTTCTGGGAAGAGGTCTTGAAGGATGTCCCTGCTGAGGTTGTTGCAAAGATGCGCGATCTCAATAAGCGAGCCTTTATTGGCGGCATTGACAAGTCCGTTCAAGATGTCGCACTCCGGGAAGACATGGTTAACTCGGTGTATCAGGCATTCCGCAATAAGGAACACCTACAGCCGGGGCAGCCAAAGTCCTTGATTTTCCAAGTGCTTCAGAAAATTGCTGACCGTGGTGGCCGTGTTGATCGTGAAGAAGTTGGAAACATCATTGATGAACTTCGCAAGGTAGTGCAGGAACCTCCTACGCGAATCAATGCCCGCGGCGCTACTCGAATCGATTACAACGCTCGTCGGGCTATGGTTGCCCAGATCATCAATAGCCGTCTTCCGGCCAGCGGTCGAATGATTGCCCTGCCAAAGGCCATGAGTAGCCAGATTAATGCCTTGCTCAGCGGTGGAGCAGCCGCGGCTGGGGCAGGTGGCGTGGCTGGTCAGACCGCTGCAACCGCTGCTGGAGGGGCCGCAGGAGGCGCTGGTGGCGTTGGCGGCGGTGCTGTTCCCGGGGCTGCCGCTGCGGCTTCTCAGATGGGGATCATTCCAAAGGCCGTGATGTACATCCCCGGTGTAAGCAAGATTCTTAATCAGGCATTGGCTACGCTGCGCTCCGATAATGAGGGGTATCGATTGGTTGCTTGGATGGGCTTCAATGCTCGACGCGATTTTGGAATGGCGCAGCCGCAAACGCTTGTGGAAAATGCGTTGAACTTTGTCCATGCGCGTACAGCCCGTTTGATGACTTCCACCCGTCAGCATCTCACCAGTTACATTTTCCACGACAGTCCCGATGTCAATATTGCCCACGCACTTCGGACGGCATTTGCAGACAAGGCTGTTCGTACCGAGTTCAATCAGAAGGTCATTGCCCAGATTCGATCAGGCGCTTTCAATGATGCAAGTGCTTCCGTGAACGCCCACGCCAAGGCTATTCAGGGCATCTTGCAGGAGTTCCATTCTTGGGCACACCAAGCGGGTCTTCCCGGATTTGACAGTCCGATTCCGAATTACTTCCCTCGTATGTGGAAGTTTGATGCCATCCGCCGTCTCGGTACGACCACGGAAGGCACGAAGGATCTGACTAAACTGATCAGGACTTCGTTGGATCAGCAGGGGCGGCAGGTGGTCATTAATGGTGTCACGCACTCCATTACTGGTGATCTGGATGCGGCTGCTGAAGTCTTCACAAAGCGTTTGATTGACATTGCAAACCATACTGAGAATGCCGCTCTTACGGCGCAGGATCAACAGTTGGTTGATGCAATGAGCAATCTGCTTGCTCCTTTGAAGGGTACTTCTGGTGGCGGCCGAACTCCATTTGGACATTCGCGTGTTCTTCTGGATGAGGCTGCAAAGATCACTACCACGACGGATCACCTCAATCTGGGCCGCATGGGTCTGTCGATTGGCGATATTACCCATGACGATATCAATTATGTTCTCCGCAAGTACATGAGTTCGGTGGCTGGTTCAGTCAACGAAAAGCGGATGATTGATGCAGCCAACGCCTTTCTTGCTGCTCGGGGCATTCTTGGTCCTGTAAACAAGAAGGGTGTTCAGACTGTTGCACAGGTCAGCACCATTCCCGAGATGCTGGATACCTTCCGCAAGGTCTTTGGTGCAGTCGATCCAGCGCATGAGAAGTCGATTAAGGAAGTGATTGCGGCCATGCGTTTTGAACCCATCAGCGACAGCATGGCTGGCTGGGGTGACCGTGTGGCTGGTTATGCGCTTCCTCTTGGCTACTTGTCAACGGGCGGCCAGTTCGGTCTTGCTGCGCTTTCAGAGACTGCTCGTATTGTTGGTACTGTGGGCCTCCGCAGCACGATTCAGCAACTTCCGGTTGTTGCAGAAATGGTGCATAACTGGGCCAATCTTGATCGCGGTACTAAGAACTTTGCATCCTTTATTGACGCATGGTTTGCACCCAGTACTGACCGACTTCGTCGCGCATTCAGTTCTGAAATCGTTGGTCTTGGTGACCAGTACGAGCGAAACATCATCAAGCGTGGTCTTGATAAGACTGCCAATGCATTCTCCGATATCAGCGGTCTGGCTGGCATTACTTCGATGACTCAGCAGTTGACCGCCGCTGCGGCTCTTCAGCATCTTTATGATGTCTCCAAGGGAGTTGCTCGAAGGCTGGATGCATCGACTGTGCGAACGCTTGGATTGGAACCCGCTCAGTATGAATCAATCATCAAGTACATTGGTACGAATGCCGAAACTACGGCAGGATTCTTGGGCGACCGCATCACGGGTCTTCGGAATCTGAATGCGATTGAGATGGATACGGTCAAGGCTTTTGTTGACCGCATGGTTCGTACTCGTATTCAGGATGTGCCTACCCGTGGCGACTTTGCCAAAGAGATGTTCTCTTGGTGGGCGCGATTCTTTACCCAGTTCCGTACCTTCAATCTGAAGGGCGTTGACAATTTTATGCTTCAGAATGCGTCTCGCGTTGCCAATGGTGGCGGCGCACGGGTGGCTTCTGAAATTACGGCTACGGCTGTACTGGCCGCAACTGTTGGCTACCTTCGTAATTACGCTGATTGGTCTTCTGCCCGTCAGGCAAAGGATTACAAGAAGGCAGATCAACTGGAAAGCCTTATGGGGACGGATGGCTGGATCAAGGCTGGCTTGAATGGACCATCTGAGTTCTGGCTCCCCCTTATGCTTGCTGATGCTGGAAACTATGCCGTAAATAAGGATCCAATTTTTGGCCCTTATCGCTACAGCGGTCTTCCTTCATTTGGCGCACCTGTGTCTACTGGAGCCCTTCGCGCATATCAGGCTGCCCGAGATGTGGCAGGCGCAACCGTTGGTAAGCAATTTGATCTAGGAACAAAGCGAGACATTACTAGCGGAACGCTGCACAATTTCAGGCTTCTTATGCCGTTCCAGAATCTGCTTGGATTGAAGCAATATCTCAATGTCAAGGAAGCCGATATTGAGCGTGAATACAACCTCAACCGCACCCAGATCCGATACATGGACTGAATCTAAGGAACCTTTTCTATGGCAAACAGTTATTCCCTTTTCACCGGAAACGGCTCTACCACCCAGTTCAGCCTTAGTGGCATTGATGGCTGGGTGAACAGCGGTTTCTTGAAGGTCTATTTGGATGATGTTCTTCAGACCACGGGCTATTCGCTTGTGGATATGACCACGGCTCCCAAGGTTCAGTTTGCGTCTGCTCCCGCTCTCAATGTGGTCATCAAGATCCAGCGAGAGACCCCGACCACGGTGTCTGGATTTCAGTCCAACATTGTGAATTTCAACGACGGTTCCATTCTGACGGCTGCTGATCTAGACCGCACGGTGGAGGCTTTGGTGCATATCGCACAGGAGTCCAACGATACGGGCTCTGGAGCCATTGGTTTGAACACGGCACAGACGGCATGGGACGGCGAAGCCAAGCGGCTGACTAATCTGGCTGATGGCACGAATGCTCAGGATGCCGTGACCATGGCTCAGTTGACCTCGGCTACCCTCTATGGTGGAGCAACGGTTGTGCCACAGGTTTGGGCCTTTACTGGTACTGGCGGGGCTACTTATGCGTTGTCGCCCGTTCCGCTCAACACCACGGAAGAGATGTTCCTTGTTGAAGTTGGTGGGATCATTCAGCATCCAGATACCTATACGATCAACGCTGCCGACATCACCTTTGATGCAGTTGTCGCTAGTGGCGTTAACATCAATATTCGTAATCTTGGTGTTGCTCGTAATCTGAATGAGTCGGTCACCACTTCCATGTTGGCTGCTGATTCGGTGACTAGCGCAAAGATTGCAACTGGGGCTGTTGATTCTTCGGAACTGGCTTCCGATGCGGTGACTACGGCAAAGATTATTGACGATGCCGTTACCTATGCCAAGATGCAGAATGTGTCGGCCACCGATAAGGTTCTAGGTCGCGCTACGGCTGGGGCTGGCAATGTCGAAGAGATCACCTGTACGGCTGCTGGGCGGGCATTGCTTGATGATGCCACCGCTGCCGATCAGCGGACTACTCTCGGCCTGACCGCATTTGCCACCAAGACCTCGGTGGTCAATGCCGATGTGGATGCCAATGCCTTGATTGATCTCAGCAAGTTGGCTACGCTGGCTGCAAATACCGTTGTCGGCTGTGGTGCTGTTTCTAGCACACCTACTGCATTGCCTTGCACCGCCGCTGGCCGTGACATGATGGCTGCTGCGGATGCTGCCGCTCAACGAACACTCCTCAGCCTCTTTACTTTCCAAAACGGCGGTAGCAATATTGGATCTGTTGTCCGCATTTCCTATACTTTTGCATCGGGTGCTACTTTGCAGACAGCCAACGCAAGCATTAATACGGGAAATTGGATGTATTTGCTGATTCAGCATGGCGGTAGCGGCGCATTTGCTACGGCAGGTAGTACTGTTTCAAGCGGCGTTGCTGCGGGCGTTGCGGCATACAATACACCAATCTTGTCGCTAAATGGCTTTAGTGGCGCGGGATGGGGTGCTGGAAGCCTGCTTGCTGGTTTTGCTATTCGTATTTCTTAAGGATTATCAATGCCCACCAAACTCCATGTAGAAATGACCGATAGCCTTCTGCGTACCGATGTGGCCACGCAGGCCCTCAGCACCAGCACGGTCTTTGCCAACATTGGTGTCAATCTAAATTTTCCCATTGGCATGACTATGTTGTGGCCGAATACCTCCGGCATTCCCTATGGTTGGTTTGCTTGCAATGGGGCATCTAAATCCACCACTAGTTATCCCGATCTATTTGCAGCCATGGGATATACTTTTGGTGGTAGTGGTGCAAATTTCACGCTTCCTACACTTACTGCTCCCACTAATTGCACTTACATTGTCCGTGCATTCAACTTTGACAAGGTGTAACCATGCACGGTGAATCTGAAATGATGTTGGCGATTGGCCGTCTTGAAGGCAAGGTCGATACGCTTATTCAAATGCAACGCATTCAGGAAGATCAGATTAAAAACCATGAAGAAAGACTTCGGGAACTGGAGCATTCGCGGTCTTTTACTATGGGGATGGCTGCGGCTGTTGGGGCTGGGGTCTCTGTTGCGCTCAATCTCGCTGTAAAGGCTTTTACTTAAGGACACACTATGCCGATTCTTCGACTTGTTACTAATGAGGCGGGTTCCGCCGATTACACTTCCGCATCGACGCAGGCTTGGATGGCCCCCGACAACTATGGCACTTTTATTGTGACTCATAGTGGTAGCCGTCTTGCATCCACCAGTACTGTATCGCTTTTTCTTCAGGGTTCGCTTGATGGCGGCGCGACTTGGTTTGATATTCAGACTTTGAAGCCGTCTGATACGGCCTATGTCAATGGCAATCTTGCTTCATGGTGTACGGTGGTTCCGCTGGCTAACCTTGTTCGCGTCAAGGCGGTGAATGCAAGCGGTCTTACTTTGAACGCATGGCTGATTGATTAATAGAGGAGGCTTCCCATGGCTTTTAACCCTCTATATCCAAACAGCAATGGCCGTCGCTTTAGATCGCTTGTTCCGTATAATCAGCAGAATCAGGATTCTATTGCTGGTCAGATGCTCCGCAGTATGCGGAATGGCGGTTATGTCGATGTTGTTGTGATTGGCGACAGCAATGCTGGATTTGATGGATCAGCAGGAAGTCGTGGGTATTCGGGTGGATTTTGGGAAGCACTTCAAGATGCTTCATTGTGGAACTGCGCCGAATATGGCACGGGTCTAGGTGAAGTCGCCGCAAATGCAACAGTTGACCTATTTCCATTCAATGGTGCAACAGGTGAAACCAGCACTTCGCGTTTCAGCGTAACTGTACGAGGAACCGCTGGAGGAACTGCATGGTCGCGTGGATCTGCAATGACCTCGGCTGGCGATTCCATTTATTATCCCGGAACGGCTGGCTACTCGCTGTACTACCCCTTTACGGCTCCTAACTATAATGTTAAGGATTACGCTTATTTGGCAAGTACGGCATCAAGTGTGTATGACGGTACTTGGGTGGCATTGAATAAGAGTGCCTCATATCCAAATGCGTTGAACTGCGAACACGCGGCAACATTCAGGCTGACTTACCTTGCATTTGCCTCTCAGTCCACAGCACAGATTAACACTTGGGTTTATCAAGTTTCACCTTTGGTTGATGTGGCTGCTGCCTCTATTTCAACAACTTATAACGCAAGTGGCGTTCCAGTAGTTGGATCTATTGAGCGCAATTATGGGGCCTCAGTCGGAAGAACGCAATTGTTTGCCACTTTTGCTACCACAACGGCCAATAAGGGACCCGTTGGTGTTCTTTTCCGTTCATATTATCGAAAGAACACTCCCGGATTTTCGGTCACAAACCTTCAGACCTATGCTGGTGGAACTTCTCAGCAAATCGGTTTGTCAATGTCGGATTCTGTTGGCTGCAAGTATACGACCATCAAGACTTATTTGAATGAGTTGATTACTCGTCAAAAGAGTGCTGGTGGCGTGGGCCGTGTCTTGGTGTTCTGCAATATGGGCACTAATGATGGAACTGCAAACGCTGCGACAAACTATCCAACAGCGGCTGACACGATTGTTTCGCAGTTCAACAAGGCGTGGAATGAACTTGGACAGTCTCCAGACAATCTTGCTTTTGTGCTAACTGCATCCGCTGCTTGGACTAGTTTTGATCCAACGCAAACTGTTGCGGCTCTTTGTTCGTTGTATGGAAAGAATCCGCAAGTTACCGTCTTCAACATTGATGCGGTGGCTCCTCAGTCTTACCTCGTTGCCAATTCCTATTATGCAGGAAATAGCGCAACGCCTCAGGCGCATCTTTCTGGTGCTGGATATAAAGCAGTTGCAAATGCAATTCTGAATGGAGTTGCGTCACTATGAACAAGCAAGTTCTTGAGCAGATCCACAACGCCCTTGCGGGGGAACTGCTGCGTAAGATTGAGGATGGATCGGCTACAGCCACCGAACTTAATGTTGCTCGGCAGTTTCTCAAGGACAACGGGATTGACTGCGCTCCTGATGCAAGCCAGCCCATGCTGAACCTTGCCAAGATCATGCCGTTTGATGAAGAGGCCGCGTGAGTGAAGTTGAGCGCAAACTCAAGGACTTCCGCAACTTCGTCTATCTGGCGTGGGATCACCTTGGGCTACCGGAGCCCACTCCCATTCAGTTGGACATTGCGCGGTACTTGCAGAAGGGCCCACGGCGACGAGTCGTTCAGGCATTCCGCGGTGTCGGCAAGAGTTGGCTCACTAGTGCCTATGTAGTCTATAGGCTACTCCATGATCCCAAGTTGAATGTGCTGGTGGTGTCTGCATCCAAGCAACGGGCTGATGACTTCAGCACCTTCACCCTGAGGCTGATCAACGAGATTCCCATCTGCCAGCATTTGAAGCCTAGGGAAGACCAGCGCAACTCCAAGATCGCCTTTGATGTTGGTCCTGCGCCTGCCTCTCAGGCTCCCAGCGTGGTCTCCAAGGGCATTACCAGCCAGATCACGGGCAGTCGTGCTGACTTGATCATTGCAGACGATGTGGAGAGCCTGAACAACTCAGCCACCTTTCTGATGCGGGACAAGTTGCTGTCGGCCATTGCTGAGTTCGAGGCCGTCTTGAAGCCCGGTGGAGAGGTCCTGTATCTGGGTACGCCCCAGACGGAGCAGTCGATCTACCATGGGCTGCATGAAAAGGGCTATGACACCCGGATCTGGCCTGCCCGGTTCCCCGACAACCGCCTGAAGACGGCCTTTGGAACCAAGTTGGCTCCGATGCTGGCTGAGGGCGTTGATGGCGAACCCACGGATCCTCGGCGGTTCAATGCTATTGACCTGATGGAGCGAGAAGCGTCCTATGGACGGACGGGCTTTGCCCTCCAGTTCATGCTGGACAGCACCCTGAGCGATGCAGACAGGTATCCGCTCAAGTTGGCCGACCTGATCGTGCTGGGACTGAACCCAGAGAACGCTCCCGAGAAGCCAATCTGGGCAGCCAACATCAACAACATTGTCAAGGACCTTCCCTGCGTTGGCTTCAATGGCGACCGCTACTACGGCCCCATGGACATCCAAGGCAAGTGGATCCCCTATGAAGGCGGCATCATGGCCATTGACCCCAGCGGTCGTGGCGACAATGAAACGGCCTATGCGGTCGTGAAGATGCTGAACGGATTCCTGTATGTAACGGCTGCTGGGGGTCTCAAGGGCGGCTATGAAGCCTCCACCATGCAGCAGTTGGTCAGCATTGCAAAGAACAATTCCGTCAACAAGATCATCGTTGAGTCGAACTTTGGTGACGGTATGTTCTCGGAACTGCTGAAGCCCTATCTGCTTCAGGGATATCCTTGCACCACGGAAGAGATCCGGCACAACATCCAGAAGGAACGCCGGATCATCGACACCCTAGAGCCTGTGATGAATCAGCACCGTCTGGTCATTGATGCTGGGGTCATCCGTGCCGATTACGAGTCCACCAAGCAGTACGCCACGGAGAAGGCCCTCCAGTACAGCATGATGTGGCAATTGAGCCGCATTACCCGTACCAAGGGGGCTCTGGCTTACGATGACCGGGTGGATGTCCTGAGCATGGCTGTGGGCTTCTGGGTCGAACAGATGGCTCAGGATGCCAATCGCAAGATGGCTAATCGCAGAGCAGATCTATTGCAGGATGAATTGAATAGATTCATGGATCATTCCGTAGGACGAAAAACGCAGTCAGGGGGCGACTCATGGATTATGATCTAGAAGAATGGGCCAATGATTTACTGGTTCGTTCCTGTTGGGCCATTGTTCGATACGAGGAACATCTAAGGAAAACCGATCCTATTGGCAACTCAAAAGATCTGGCCAAGGCCATGAGGGAGTTGAAGGAACTGGTTCCAGACGAACTACTGGAGGTCTACCGTGCCTAGCCCATGTGATGGCCATGCCCTGAACAAGCCATGGCGTACCCCCGGTGGTGCAAAGAAGTCGGCTGTGTGCGTCAAGGATGGCGATAAGACAAAGATCGTCCGCTTTGGCGATCCCAACATGAAGATCAAGAAGAACATCCCTGCCCGCAGAGCCAGTTTCAGGGCTCGACATCATTGCGAGAATCCGGGTCCAAAGACCAAGGCTAGGTACTGGTCTTGCAGGGCTTGGTAAGAAACTGCTACATTTATTTCTTACTGTAGCAATCTAGAACTTTAACTTCCACTAACGAGAATTACAATGCCAAAGATTCCGAAGAAGGTCAAGCAGATCGCTCATTCTCTTGAGAAGAAGCAAGGAATGGATCCCGGCAAGGCTTATGCGATTGCCAACGCAACCTTCAACAAGATGAAGATCAAGAAGGGCAAGTAATGGCTGCCGCCCGTGACTATAAAGCCGAGTATCGAAAGTACCACGGCACGGAAAAGTACAAGAAAGACCGCGCTTCGCGCAACAAGATGCGCCGCTTGTACATCCGAAAGGGCCTAGTCAAGAAGGGCGACGGTCAGGATATCGACCATAAGGATGGCAATCCTCGGAATAATTCTCGCAGCAATCTGCGTATTGTCCCCAAGTCGGTGAACCGAGCCAAGCACTAGGAGACACCATGGTCATCAAGTGGTTTCCTTACGAGATCCCCGTAATAACCACAAAGATGCCCAAGGATGAATTTGGTCAGTTCTTCTACTTCCCTTCACCCCATATACATATTAGTGAAGAACTAGTAGGATATACTTACTCTAGTACTCTCCTACATGAAATATTGGAAATGGTGAA